ATCCAACCTTTGCTGGTGACATTTCTCTTGTGAGGTAGATGATCTTGAACTAGTTGATATATCTGCAACGGCATTATACGTTATTGTATATGCTACGCCTTGGTTGCATCAAGTTAGCCTAATTTTTATAAAGTATCTTGTCAAAAGATCCCTTGTTCATAGGATCATTTTTATAGAACATACGTATCCAATAATAATTTCCAGTAAAATTGAATACCTTAATTGGAGGATTGTAATCTCTAGTGTATTCAAATCCCGTACCTTGGGCAGCTAATGTAATGTCAAACCAATCTTTTTCAGTTGGTGGTTGATTTTGAAGACTGCCCTGTATTCTAAATTCTCCAAACCAATTAGTTGTGTAGACCACTACGGTATGCATACCATTAGCACGGTTGTCTTGTGAGTCACCAGGCAGTGCACCAGTTGACCATGTATTATCGTAATATCCGTACGGATATGGTGTAAACTTGCTAGAAGGCAGTTCTGTGGCAGGTGCTAAACTAGCCATAAATCCTTCTATGAGTTCAAATGTTCCAAATGTGCTGCGATTAACATCGGTGTAAAGAAATTCTTGATTGCCAGTTATGTCAGTAATACGTATGGTATAGCGATAAAAACCTTCTAACCAGTCTTCAACATCACTAGCTGATAATACCAATTGAGCTTTGCCGGCTCTATCATCAGTTGCTTGCACAGGCTTGTCTAGCAAAAGCTCTGGTTGCTCTACTCGCTGTATAAGAGCACTTATTTGATAGCCAACTAGATTTACAGGTTTTCGGTCGTTATTTCTAACGACAAAATCTATTTTATTGTTAGCACCTTTATAAATCTTTGTGTTATATTGTATCATTGGATAATTTGTGTTGCCCACATTCCTATCTGTTTGCCAGAGCTGCACATATTCTGGAAATTTGAATAATACTTGCTCTACCATAACGTGTCATTTGCCTCACTTGGCAATTATTTATCCATAAATAGGATCAAGGTAAGTGCGAGAAAATGAATCAAGAAACCCATAAAATACTACAGGAAAAATTTCCATTCCTCACGATAGTAACCTATCTCAATAATGAATACATAGGAATCATGCAGAATTCAGATGCATCGTTTGTCAGCATCTATGTGATGCATGCTAGCTTTACACAGGAATTGAAAAAAGAGTTCTTACAATGCGGAGAAACCTGGTGGTGGGAAAGTAACAGAACTATACCAATCAATCTTTTTCTCAGAGAGAAATTCAGTAAGTTTAAACCATATCTTAAGACATTTGCAAAAAAAGAAACCACCGTGGTTGAGGGCCCGGTGGTTAATATGTTAGATATGATTAATCGAAAGCTGAAAAGAAGAACTATACAGCTGGTTAAAACGCCATAGTATTAGGTTCCTAGGGTAGTTACCTTAACCTTTACTTTGATGTTACCGTTCTTATCTACTGTTGCCTTAAGCGGTTTTCCACGAGTCTTGGCATCTTTGCGCTCTTCTTTTTCTAGAGCATCGCTCCACTTCTGCCATTTATCAACATTAGTCCATGCAAATATTGCAGCATCACTTTGACTGACAAATCGAATCCATGCATCGATTTTAACCTTATCGTCTTCTCCAGTTAGTTCAGCTGTTAGACTATATTGATCTTCTGCATTGGCTAAAGAACTGAATACTGCCGGCCAATCATCATTGCGAATGTTTGGACTACGAAAAAGATACCCACCGGTTACTTTTTTGTTTTGATTTTTGAGAGGATTTACAGGATTAAATCCTTCTACAAGAACTTGATCATAGCTCTTGTCTCTAGTCTGCAGATTAATTTTTGTGCCAAACATGTTAGTTGTGCTAGCAAACTTCAACTTTTTAGCTGCCATGATGAATTCCTTATTTGTCTAAAATATACAGTCTAATAGCTATATGTCAAGCTGTTATATACTCGATGAGAAGATTAGCATGTACCTTAACCAACATAGCATAACCATGCGCATGTGCTTTTTTGAAAAAATAAGAACCATCACCTGTGTCAGACCATATTTCGTCTGTAATAGATAGAAATCCCTGTGTTTTGCATTTTTCAATTAAATGTTTTTTCCCAGGTCTAATAAGAGCCAATAGTATTGCTATATCAGATATTGATTTTGGACAAAGAATTGCTGTTAGTTCAGCATGATTACCTAGATGTATTAATTTTGAGGTAAAATCCGGATATTCAAACAATCTCCAATCTATGTCTCTTTCCATTAACTCTAGTAAATGTTTTTCGTTTTTAACCTGTTCGTACACGCCCACATTTAGAAGGTCTATTTTATACCAGCCAATATTTTCAGCAACGTCATAGGGAAGACAGGCTAACCCTGTTATTGGATCCATTGGTACAGCGTGAAAATATACACCTGTATTGTGTTTATCTAATTTATTAGTGCGTAATATACTTGCTGGAACATGATCGAGAAACTGCAATGCGTGATTACGATTTGGAAAATCTATATCAATGTCACCAACGTAGCCAATTATTTTATTCATAGCTTATCTTTGTAGAAAGTTCTTCTGCTATTTGACGAATAGCTTGATTACCAGCTCTTTGTAATTTAGCAGATTGCCTCATTTCATTTTCTAAACGACTTAATCTGTTTTGCAGCGATGCAATAGTTCTTTCCATTGCTGCAATTACAGCTGGTTTTACCATAACCAATGTTTCTCCGTCTATCACTACTTCACGATACTTGCCTTTATCAGTAACTTTGGCAGGAACATCGTATGGTATCGCCGGAGCATCATTATCGCTACTATCATACATTTCACTTACATCAGACATTTTTACATCCCGCTTGTTTTTAGAGTGTTTCTTATAAAGTCACAGCTTTCTTTGTTCTTATTAAATCGTATTTTCCATGGCCCTAGTGGAGAATATGTCTTTATAAGGCTTAATTGTTCTGGAGTACATCTTTCAAATAAGTCAACAGCGCTGTCAACATTATATAGCAACCAAGGAGAAATGCGTCCACTTTTTATCCACATCACTGCTTGATTTGGATTTACTTTTCTAAAAAAATCATTCCAAGGTTCACCGCTTTGCATACTCCATTCGTTCATAAGCATGACATTTCTAGCCAGCGCATCTTCTGCTGATTCTTGCCTAGTTAATTCTCTAATATATTGCTCGTAAACAAAATCATGAGTCCATTTATCTAATGGAAGATTGTTTTTGATAACATAGTCTATGAATTTATTTGGTTCAATTGCATTGAGATCTCGTATATGTTTACCAAATTTTACAAATGCTAGATAATATTGGCTATCTATAAAATTTCGATAACTATTTTTGAAATCTTTTTTCTTATTGAAACTATTCAATTCATAAAATCTACTCCATGCCATAAATCCTATTCTTGCATGAGGTTCGTCGCGTTGAAACCATCTCCTCTTTTTTTCACAGATATGGTTAATAAGGCTTATTTCTTTAACAAACCCTCGCTTACAAAACTCACATGCATGTTTGTGACTCATGCCTTTTGCTTTTTCCACTCGTCAACTAGAGATTTAAGTTCAGCGTCACTAGCTCCGCTATCTTTTATTAGCTGTGTCCAAGATTTGAGATCAAATTGTTGTTTGATTATAGAAAGTTCGGCATCATTAGCATCTGGTATATTTTCTAAAATCCATTCATCTATTTTATTAGTTTTTTTACTTTTCTTTGTTGCCATCCAAGGTCTATACTGTTTGCCGCCAAGACCTGTTAAACATAACAACAGATGCTGTAATTCTGGATGTTTAGATAGTGTCCAAAAATCAACATTAACAAGATCATTAGTAGCTATAACTGCATATGCCGCACTCTTATTCTGATCTGTTAAGCTGCTCATATATCTCATAAGAACCAATGCAGTATAACCTTTTCGTTCTTCGTCAGTCAGCCTTGAATAGAAGTTGAGATCTCTTCTATCTAGTGCTTGTAACGTACTCATTAAATCTAGTTTATATTGCTTTGCTGCCATGATAGTCTCACTGAATGTTACTATATTGTTGCCGCAAACAGCAATGAATGCAACTGGTATCTATACAAGTTTATGGTGTGATTATAGATCAAAATTCTATGGTCTGGTAAATACTCTGTACGCTCATAAAGAGTTTATGCGGAACCCACCGCGTAGCCCTAGAACGGCGATAAAGGAGAAAACAAATGGGACGTCCAATTAATAAAAGATATATAGGCGATTATGCAAATTACGGTCAACAGATACAAATGTCTGCGTATATTCCCGGTGACAGTGGTCATGATTATGCTTATATCAACGCTCAAAAAGGTACTCGTAGATACAAAGCTACCAAATACAACGGAGCCTACACTGGCCTTGTTGAACTAGTTGATGGCCCAGAAGGTAGCATTGATGTTGGTCAAGCACATGTGCAGGTATACCCATACGAAGGTGGCACAAAGTTTGCCAAAACTATCCGTGATAGAACCGTAACATGCTGGGACGGATCTGTATACGAATGGGTTGATAGTTCAACTACACCGGTAGCAGGTCAAGCACAGCTACAAACCGCTTAAAACAGCTGACCTTGTCAAAAGTCAAGGCAGACTCGGCGAACCCCCGATCATTAGCCCGAGCGAAATGATCGGGGGTTCTGCTATCTAAAATATCTTTCTTATATCAATAACATCTGGTATTTTTGAAGTTTCTTTGACAAAGAACGCACATAATGGATTTTCACCTTCTTCTAAAGGTATTGCTAGTAGATGTCCGTTTTTTAATTTAGGAAAATACCACTTAACATCTGGCCAAGTATTGATTATCTCAAGTTTCATAAATCTAGGCATGTAGCCTTTTATAGGATTGAAACAGAAAACATCAAAATCTTTATCCATTAGATATATCAGTGGCATAACTTCTAAATCGCCTAAATTTATGTCACCGATGATAACACTCCAATCAAGTGGCATTTGTATATTATATGATCCTATCTTGATATCAATACACGGGCTGTGAAAACTCTCAAGAAATATCAAAGGTAGAAAATAATAGTCAACATCGTTTTGATTAGAATAATCTAATACACAATATCGTATATCTTCAACTTTTTCTGGTATTTGATTTATTGGGTACGCACGATTTTCATGTGTAAGTATTCGCATTTATCTGCCTTTAAGTTGGCAGATATTTACGTTCAAAATTCCATGTTGGCTCTAAATATCAATAGTTTATCTTATTAACTGTAAATGGATATTGAACATCATTGTAAAACTTTTTACGTTTTAACAGATGCCTATTTGAAAACTTGCATTTACTAGCAATATCATATATTTCAACAGCATCTTTGTCATCTGCTTTTCGCAGACCACGACCTATACTTTGTATTACTCTAACAAAACTTTTTCCAGGTTCGACCAAAACAAGATTGAATATTCTATTAATGCTAATACCTGTACTGGTAGTACCATATGTTGCAATCATAATTGCATTATCTGCTAAATTGATATCTTTATATGCTTCTTTACGTTTGGTACTTTTCATTTGTCCACTAATGAAGGTGCTTTCTGCAATAAGCTCGTTTAGTATTTCACCAGTTTCAATTCGATCAATGAGGACTAGTGTATTACCTGTTTCGGCTATATCCTTAATCTTACCTGCCATCCATTTTAATCTAGCTCTATCTGTAACCAGATATTTAAGTTCGCTTTGATAATCGTTATAGACAACGGAGTCTTGGGTGTGCAGGACGTTGACATGACACTGTGCTAGATGTCCTTGTTCTTGCAGTTCTTTAGCTGTAAGCTTGCCGATAATAGGCCCAATTGCACTAAACAAGCTAACTTGATTATATTCTTCTTCCGGAATAGTACCAGTTAATCCCCATCGAATTGGAATATTAGCAAATGTAGTAGTAAGTAGGTTATGCAGCACATTCATATTTTTTATACTATGGACTTCATCGCATATTACAGCAACTAAATTGTCTAAAAATACCGTTAGCTGTTCGTCATCAAGAGCATCTTTGCTCTTCTTATCGAGCACCATCAAACTCTGCCATGTGCATATAGTGTGCGTTCGATTGTATTCTTTTCTATCTCCGTAGAGTACACCAACATCTAATCCAATATTTCTATAATCTTCTTCTGTTTGTTGTACTAGATTTTTATTTGGTACAATTACAATAGTTCGACCGTATTTTTCTGCCAGCATGCTGAGGCTAGCAGTAATGATCGTCTTCCCCGCCGAAGTTGGAGCAACTGATATGCCTTGGAGATTATTGATGCATTCGTTTACAGCCTGTACCTGATAATCTCGAAGCACTATTGGTTGACCGGCAGCCCTGTGACCACTGGGCCATGATAGATGGCTGAGATAGTCTTCGTCTATTTGATCAAACTCAAAACTATGTGCTGCTCTACAATCGGTAATTTCAAACTCATAACCTTCTTCAACCAGCACAGGCAATATTTTGTCAAGAAGATTTAGGTACGTTCTACCTCCAAGTGTACAAAAACTTTGAGTGCCGTCCCAACGTCCAAGTCGATATGCTGGACTATATCGAGCATGTGGCAGAAAATATTTCACTGCATTTACACATGCACGCCGAGTTGCTAAATCCAACCCTTCTATTTTTATTCCTACTTCGTCAGTAATAACAATTTCAGCTGTTTTCACAATAATTACCCCATATGCAGCTAATTATATAGTGCATATGAGGTAATAGTCGAGTTAGTTATTAAACAGACTTGAGTACATTCTTATCAGCAAACTTCTTCCAACGGTCGGGCATAGCCTTCCTGAGATCAGCGGTTTTAATCACAGATCTGAGAGACACTTCACGAAGTCGGTTCGAATTAGTTGTTACGTAATCCATAACTTCGTCAGTTTGTGTTTGATCAAATCCATGCATTGAAAGCATGTCATTTTTTTCAACTACGTTGCAAATATGAATCATTTTCTCTCGAAGGGTGTTGATACCTAGACTCATATAATGACACCGAGAAACAATTGCTTCCAGATGGTTTGAAATACGCGGACTTCTAACCTGTGTAAAATCAATGTTGGTAATAAAAATGATGCTGCCTCGATATTCAAAGCTGTTGGGAATGTCTTTTCTATCTAGAACATAGCTGTTAGTGTTCCAATGAATCTTACGAACTGGCTTGCTATCTAATGCAGCTTTTAGAACATTCAAGGCATCTTCATCATACAAAACGCCATCGCAGTCATCGAAAACAAGCACATTGCAGTTGTCTTTGAACAGCCAAAGTTTTTCATACAATACACTAGCACTCATAGCACCGTGTATAACCTCATACATGCTTTTCTGTCCTCGCATAGCAGCAAGTACTCCTAGTTCTTCATGTAGAGTTTGTTCTACTGTATGACTTTTACCAACGCCAGCTGGTCCGCTTACTACTAGTCCTTTAACCACTCCAGCAGCAGCAGCTTTAGTCATCTCAGCAAGAATTTCAAAAGTCTCTTCAATCTCCTCGCGGATTTCGTCATCGCTTTTGCCTTGAATTTCTTCGTTTTTAGACACCTTACCCATTTGACTTTGTTCAACAGGCTCATATTCAGTTGGGCTATCTAAATAAACCCGAGTTCGACCGCTACGAAGATCTTTATACGGTGTGCCGTCGACAACGATGTATAACCCATCTTTGTCTTTTTTAGGCTGTTGTAAAAGCTCAAACACGCGGCCGGACACATCTTGGTCCTGTCGCGTGCGTCCTGATATAACACGAACGTAGGAAAGCATTTGTGATCCTTTTATGTCTGTTAACAGACTGATATTAAGATCA